ACTAAAAAAGTTACTAAAAAATAACACACACAGTATTCGGAGTACTCGATGAAAAGATTTATTGGTTTATTATTTGTATCCTTATTTTTAATTGGTTGTAATGAAACAATCAATCAACCACAAGATACTTTAATGTTTGAAAAGAGAACACCTATTACAAACCGTGATAGTGTAAAAAATCGTGTTCCATTTGGAAGAGTTTTGGAATGCCTTAACTTAACAAGAGAACAAAGATTAGTGATTGATAGTATAATTCGTGAAGAAAAAATTTGCACTATTGAATGTAAAAAAGAATTTAATGATGCAATTAAAACTCTACGTGAAGAATATAATGCAAAACTACAAAAATATCGTGGTGTTAAAAAAACCGATCAAATCAAAAAAGAAATAGAAATTCTTACTTTTGAATTTCGTCAAACACAAAGAGACTTGGAACGTGAATATCGTAAAAATATGGAAATATGTAAAAAAAACCTATACACATCAATAGAAACTGTTTTGAGAGCTGACCAATTAACTCTTTGGAATATATGGAAAGCTACTGGAAAAATACCATGTGATAGAGTTAAACCATAATCACCTATTGTTCGGAATGGGTACAACCCCACTGTTGACTAAATCAAGTCAATTTTGTGGGGTTTTTTATTTTTCTCATATTTATTTGCATGATTAGATTATACGAAATATTGATAAATGAGGTGTCTGGACCATCCGATTCCCTTGTAATTGATGCTATAAATAATAATAAGTACGTGGCATTATATTATATGGGAGATCAGGAAACCGCACCCGGATGGAGAACCGGAGTTATACCCGTATGTTTCGGTACAAAAAATACATCAAAAGGTACTTTTAAATACGTTAGGGCATGGCAAACTGCTGGAAAAACACTTACACAGGTTCCTGAATGGAAATTGTTTAGATTAGATCGTATAAGAAATTGGAATGTTTCAGGTAAAAAGAAGGCAACAGAAGTACCCGATAGTAGATTTAATTCAACGGGTGATAAATTTATGGATAGAATAATAGTAATGGCTAAATTTAACTAACGGAGTCTATTTTGATATTACTAAAAGACATATTGAAAGAAACATTAAATGATAAGAATGGTAAAAAACTTTCAGAAAAGATGATGCTAAAGGATTGGGGTAAGTATAGAAAGTTGGTTGCTGAAGCATACAAAGACGCACCATCAAAAGATTCAACTGCGGTAAAACATTGGACTTCATTAAACAGATCAAATCAAACACTATTCAAAAGACTGTTATCAAAAACAGAAATAATATTAGTATCAGAAGAAGCATCTAAAGATGGAACCACAATGAATTTGGGTGGAAACCAATACAAGATTCAAAAAGTTGACGGTGAGCCGTACTCAAGTCAAGCTGAAATGAGTCAGGATTGGAAACAGAATAAACAAGTTAAAATAAGCATAGATTACTCAGATCATCCCATATTTTCGGTTGAAGAAAATGTTATATTCAGATGTGTACATGATTTTATTGTACATATATTGGGTAATCATCCATTTGGAGACAAAGGTGAAATAGCATCATACAACCTACATGCAAAATTGGCACCACCCGATGCTTTACCTGCGCTATTTACAGAAATAGTTGGACAGGCTTGCTATGCAGTAGAGTATGGATCTTTTCCCGAACAAAAAATAGCAGTTTTAGATGGGTTCGATTATAGAGAAGTTGGTAAAGTAACAGGTTACGATGTTCAAAATAAAGCATTAGTTCCTGGAGACAAACAAAATGAAGAATAAACTATTTTCACTTAAAAACTTAATTTGGTTTTGTGCAATAGGATTAGCAGTATTTTCTGGATATTATTCTGTATTCGGAATATCAAAATTATTCTCAGGTGGAGCTTGGACAGTTGTTGGCATGGCTGCTATGTTGGAATTTTCTAAGTTAGTAGTTATAACATTTCTGCATGATCATTACAAGGACCTTAGAACAAGTTTTAAAATATACTTAACTTCAGCTGCTACTGTATTAATGCTAATTACATCCATTGGAGTTTATGGATACCTTACAAATTCTTATCAAGAAACTGCAAAACACATCTATGAGGCACAAAATAAAATTACATTATTAGATCAGAAGAAAATAATATTCACCGAACAAAGAAATAAATTAGACACGATTATAAAGCAAAAAACAGATAGAATTAACTCATATGATAAGCTACGTCTTTCTCAAGAAAATGTGTTAAATAATCAAATAACACAAAAAGGAAGTACACGTGGACTTCAAAAAAATATACAATCAGTTGATAAATCAACACAAACACTTAACGATGAGATAACAGAATTAAGTAAAAAATCATTAGGATTGACAGACAGTGTAACCCTAATAGAACAAGAAAAGTTAAACATATCAAACACAACGTTCACATCAGAATTAGGTCCACTACTCTATTTGAGTAGAATAACAGGACTTTCTATGGATTTAGTTGTTAATTGGTTTATAATAGTACTCGTTATTGTTTTCGATCCATTGGCAGTTAGTTTGGTTATAGCTGCAAATCATCTTAAAAATATTGAAAAGGCTAATATGAAAGATGATGAAAATAATAATAAAATTGTACCAAAACAACCAAGATCTAAACGTAAAATAATTCGTGAAGTAACTCCACAAATAACCCCCCAAGTTGAAGAAGTAATAAAAGATGAACCGATAGAAGAACCAAATTCATTTTTTAAAAAAATACAAGAATCAACGAAAAAACTCTATAGAGATAAAAAAAAACTAAAAAATAGATTTTTACCAAAAGAAAAGAAAAATGAAATAAATGCTAAAAAAGATTTGGAAATTACGCAAAAAAATGTTATATTAAAAGAACTACCAAATGAGGTAGATGATGTAATAGTTGAAGAGCCCACTTTAACAGAAAATTTCTACGGTGAAGCTGTTAAACCAGGGTTTGAATACCGCAGAGGTGTAAAAATATAATAAATTTATTTACTGGAGTGTTTTATGGAAGATTTTTATAATGACGATAATAATGAAACGTTTAAAGAAGAAACCTATGTTGTGAAGGCAAAAGATTCTGACAATGACATTCCTGTTAAATGGAAAGAAGCCACCACACAAATTGATTATGGTATTGATGTAGAAACATCATCAATCATAATGTTTGGTGAAATAATGGAAGGAACGTTATATGATATAACAACACGTATACGTGCTATCCTACATATGAGACCATCATCAAAAAAAGATGATCCAGTCAACATGATTATCAACTCAGATGGTGGATCTGTTTACGAAGCATTGGGTATCATAGATTTCATGCAAAACTTAGATGTAAAAGTAAACACCATAGTTAGAGGTAGAGCAATGTCAGCCGCAGCTCTTATTTTATGTGCGGGAACAGGTGTTAGAGTTGCATCTAAATATAGTACAATTATGTTCCATGAGATTAGTTCTGATATTTACGGAAAATCCTCAGATATGAAAGCTAATGTCCAACATATGGAAAAATTAGAGAATATTTTATTGGAAATTATTAGTACAAATTCAAAAGAATCTGTTGATTTTTGGAAAGGTAGTACTATAAAAGATTTTTACATAACACCAGAAGAGGCATTAGAGTTGGGTGTCATAGACACTATAATACAACCAAAACATAAGAGGGGGTAATATGATTATAACAATAATAATTTTATCCTTATTACTAATAGCTTCAATTTATGTTAACATAAACCTAACAAAAAAATACGAAAAAATAGAAGAAATGGCACAAGAAAGTGTTGATACACTTATTGAAAATGAAAGGTTTTTAACATCATTAAAAAATAGACTATTATCTCAACAATCCTATCTAAAGAACTTAGATAGGATTGGTGCGTTTGAAGCAGACGATGAAACGGGATATTTTTTCAAAGAATTAAAGTCAGTTGTAAATGATATATCAAGTCATTTTGGAGAAAATTTGGAAGATGATCAAAAGAAAAGTGTACTCGATAAACCAAACTTCGAGGCAAAATTTGAAAAAGACTACTATCTATAAACAATTTAGAGAGGAAATATGGGAAGAAAACCTAAAAAACAAAATGTATACTTCACACAGGATACGGAAGATGCGATAGTAGAATACATAAATTGTCAAGATGAATTTGAAAAAAATAAAATATACACCGCAAAAATACACAATGCGTTTTATAAATTGGCAGAAATAATGATTCATAGATTTAAATTCTACAATTTTGATGTACCCCATGAAGACGTAAAACACGAAGTAATAACACACCTACACGAAAAAATACACAAATATAAACATGATAGTGGTAAAGCATTCTCTTACTTTTCAATAGTTGCAAAAAACTACTTAATAGCAGAAAATAATAAAAATTATTATCACTACAAACGCTCCCAAGATATAGATGCAATAGATACGGAACGGATAGTCATAAATGAAAAAGTAAGAACCGATATGAACGAAGAACGAAATGACTTCATTGATATTTTTGTAAATTTATTAGAAAAACATTTGGCATTAGTTTTTCCAAAACAACGTGATATACAGGTTGCTGATACTGTATTGTACCTATTTAAGAATAGAGAACATATAGAAAATTATAATAAAAAGGCTATTTATATCTTAGTAAGAGAAAGAACGGGTGCAAACTCTCAAAATATTACGGGTGTAATAAGTAAAATAAAAGCAATTTATGGATCTTTATACAAAGAATACCGAGAAAATATAAGTATAGAAGATTTAAGTTGGTACGAACTTCAAGATATTATTAACAATTAGTGATTTTTACTATGGACTTCGATATAGAACTCTTTGGAAGCAAAAAATTCTCAGATTTACTCAAAGATATTTATGAGAATCAAAAGAAAAAAGACCGTCAAATAAATTTATTGATTGCTGATTTAAAACCACATATTCAAAATATACAAGATGCAGCTACAATTGTTCCTGTTATAAAAGATTTCATGGAAATCGGTATAAGAAATGATGAGCAGTTGGTTAAATTGGCAGCTGTTGTTCAAAGGTCTATAAATACAAAGGGTTCTGACGAGTCAACATCATTCCTAACGGATGAGGAAAAGCAAGAACTACTACGTGGTATAGAAGAAATATCTAAAGAACAAGAGGAGATTAAGACAGATGACGATAAGAACCGATCCTCAGAAAACCCTACTGAATGGGGTTGAATATGAGTTTGTCCCAGCTGAAGTTGTTGAAGTTGACTATCAAGGGACTAATAAATCAAGACTATACACTATAACATGTAAGATACTTGGAGCAATAGGCTCTGTGTCCGGAGGGGACTTGGTACATGCAAGGGCTATGGATGCTAATATAAAGAATGTACCTATTGCCGGTGAAATTGTTATGATAACAAAGGCACCATCTGCCAACTCAAATGCCTTTATACCTAATAAAGAATATTACTATACCCACCCAATATCAATACACAGTTCAGTACACCACAATGGTCTCCCTGGATCAGGTGCATTACCATCAACCGTTTTAACTAAGGATCAAAAAGTTCGGAGTGATGCCGAAGCGGGTGTACCACAAGATTCATCCGAAACTGTTGATCTTGGAAACACAATAGACCTAACATTTCCTGAAAGATTAGATGTTTTTCCGTTACAACCATATTCTGGTGATATTTTAATAGAAGGACGTTGGGGACAATCCATAAGATTTGGATCTACAGTTGAAGAAACTATGATGGATTATCCCGTAAAACCAAATTGGAAAAAGGGTTTGAGTGATACGGGCAATCCTATAATAATAATATCAAATGGAACCAATCCTGACTATAACAATACACGTTATAATGAGTTTATAATAGAAGATATTGATAATGATGACTCATCTATATGGTTAACATCAGGACAATATGTTAAATTCACACAAGCATCAATGTTTACAAAGGCAATATCAAATAAAAATGTTGATTTGTTCAAAGCAAATAATTATAGTGGTAATCAAATACTATTATCATCCGATAGAATAGTACTAAATTCAAAAAAACAGGAAATTATAGCATTTGCAAAAGAAGGTATTGGGTTATCATCGGATAAGGCAATCGCAATAGACGGTGCTTCGGGTATAGAAATGGAAGGTGCAAGAATAAATTTAGGTGTAAATGCAGTAGAACCTGCAATATTAGGTGACACTGCGGTGGCATGGTTAACTGATTTATGTTCTGCACTAAATGATGTACTTCGTGAAATAACAATATTAACAGTTCCAACAGGAGTTGGTCCATCATTGACACCTATAAATTCTGCAGCTTTTAGTGCAATAAGTAGTAGAATAAGTGGATTATCTTCAAGATTAGATGAATTAAAATCACAATTAGTGTTTCTTAATAAAAAACCAACTTCATAACGAGAGACAATATGGATCGTGATATAAAAAAATCTTCTACACCAATGAAACAAAGTGATTATGATGCACTGTTGGAATATAAACCGACAGGCACACAAAAACCTGATATAGTAGATGAACGTGTTTCATTGGATGGAATTGATGATGTAGTTACTCGTGCTAAAAAATATAGAGAGGAAAGATTATCAAATAGACAACCGTATCCTTGGGAAGAAGAAGAACGTCCATATATCGTAGCTAAATCCACACAAGATCCACAACCATATGTTAGAAAAACATATTATGTAAACGGATTTTTTAGCTCAGATCCATCAACAGAAACTATCGTAGAAACAGTTGAAGGAACGGATGGTAATAAAACTATACGAAAAAGAGTTGTAACAAGAAATAAAAATATAATACGAGTGATTGGTAAACTAAAGGGTGGTAAAACCACATTTGTAAATGCAGCTGATGCGGGTTCATACACTTTGGGTAATTTATCACCATTAGCGGCTGCTCCTCCAGCTAACCCGCAACAAAAGTCAAGAGAAATTGCTGAATTAAAAGCAGATCCTGGGTATCAGTATGCTGGCAATGGAAGATGGCATAAACAGGTTGCTAAAAATGGTGGAGACCGTTGGTTGAGTGCTCTGTATGATGAGTGTGTACAAATGAGAGCTGTATTTTGGCATATAATATTTGTTATGGGATTTGAGTCTGGACTTTCGCCTACTGCAACAAATAGAGTATCAAATGCACAGGGACTAATACAATGGATTCCGGGTGGATGGGGTTTATTTAGAAAACATGGTTTTGCAAGTCCAAAACAAGCGGATGCGTTTCAACAATTGCCATTTGTTAGGAAATATTATCAAGGCAGAAGTGGTTGGAAAAAAAACGGTGTACGTAATTTAGTAGCAGCTTATACTATGGTTGCGGGAGGAAATACATCAGATCCAAACAAAGTGATATACACAAAATCAAAAAAACCAAAAGTTTTTAGACAAAATCCACTTTGGGATTTAAATAATGATGGATTGGCAACAGGAGGAGAAATGACACTGAGTGTTGTTAGAAAATGGTATGGTGTATCCGACAATTCATGGATAAAAAAATATCCGAATGGAATTTGGAGAAAAGAACCTGTTATATTTCAACTACCAGGATTAAGAGGATAATGACCAAAATGCAAAAGCTTTGTTAGATTATGCACCATTGGCGTCATTCAAACCTGAAGTGATAGACGATAGAACAACATCATATACTGAAGGAATTTACGAACAACGCATAAAAAAAATAAGAAAAGAATCAGACAAACGTAGAAGCCCATATCCTTGGGAACAAGAGGAAGTTGTTTTAGCAAGACCAAAAAAAGAAAAAAATGAATATAAAAGACAGGTTTATACTGTACAACCATCGGATTATAGAAAAAGTTATAGTGGAAAATCTAAAATATCATCAACCTATGTTGTAACTGCTGAAGATGGTTCATTAGATCAATCTAATAAACCCGTTGATAATTCAGCGTATGGAACACCATCAACCTTTGTACAAAAATCGGGAAATTATACGTTTACAAATCAAGGCCATCCTCATGGTTGGACATACGCAATACTGCCTGGAACTGAAAACATTAAAAATATAGATACTCGTTTAGCAAAAGTGATGGGTAGACCTAAACCAGGCGAAAAAAATGCAGATTTACCAAATAGAGTTTTAGCAGTAGCACCTGGAGCAGTTGGTAAAAATAACAAGTTACACGTTGACTGTGTTAATTCTTGGATAAAAATGCGTGAAGCTGCTAAAAAAGAGGGTGTAAATTTAGTACCGTATTCCTGTTATAGAGATTACAACTATCAACTTTATCTTTGGAATAAATACGGAAAAAATCCTCAAAGAGTAGGAAGACCAGGACATTCAAATCACGGTTGGGGTAGAGCTATGGATATTGGATATGGTGCAAGTGCAAGTAAACAGAAAAAATGGGTAACAAATAATGGGCATAAGTGGGGTTGGTTTTGGGGTGATGCGAAAGGTGAAGATTGGCATTTTGTGTATTGTTGGTAATAAAAACTCAAAAAATTATATTTATTAGTATCGTAAACTATAAAGGCATAAAAAATGGATTCAAAAAAGTTTTTTGGAAAAATACGAGAGATAATACGAGAAGAAATAGATTATGCTCTCGATAAAAAATTGGCAAACTCTAATACAAAAAACGATGTTGTGACGGAAAAAAAATCACGTGACGCTGAGTTAATTGAACGTGCTAAGAGTGTAGTAAATTCAAAAAATAAATCGCCAAAAGTAACTAATCAAAAGTATTCAAATATAAATGATTTATTGGAAGAAACAAGAAGATCTTTATCTGAAAATTACATGATGGATGACGATACGATATACATGGATTCAAATTCAGTAGACTCTTTCGTAAACAGTAGAACTTCAGCTGCTGTACCAAATGGTGTTTCACCAAATGACGTACCACAGGATATTATGAACGCTTTAACTCGTAACTACTCCGATCTTATGAAGAAAATAGATGAAAAGAAAGGGAGATGATAGTTGATAAAAAATAGACGTAAAATATACTCAACCGTAACTGATACTGCGGTAAATATAAAAGACACTAAACCTATTGGTGTAACATTACCGTTCAATAATCAGAATGGTGTGTTTAATTTGAGTTATACAAACGTTGAACAAGTATTATCGAATCTTAAAAATCTATTAATGACAAAAAAGGGTGAAAGAATAATGCAACCCGATTTTGGAACAGACTTGGAATATTATCTATTTGAACAAATAACAGATGAATTAACTTTCAAAGAGTCACTGTTGGGTGAAATAAGAACCGCATTAACCATGTGGATGCCTTATGTTGCTATAAGTGAAGTTGATATGGAAGTGAATGTTGCAGACGATGGCAGAGTGAGTGAACCACACCATGCTGTTGCTATCAGTTTAACACTATTTATAACAGGAACTAACATATATTTGCCAGTTAGGATACTTATATCGGATACTGGAACCTTAACAATAACATAGAGAACACACTAATATGGCTGATTTAATAAAAAAAGATGTTAGATATTTGGGAAAAGATTTTAACTCTATTAAAGCAAATTTGATAGATTTTAGTAAAACATATTTCCCTAATACATACCAAGATTTTAACGAAGCTTCTCCTGGAATGCTTTTTTTAGAGATGGCATCTTATGTTGGTGATGTTCTGTCATATTATACTGATGTAACATTACAAGAATCTTTAATAACAAATGCAATAGAACGTCAAAATGTTATAAACATAGCCCAATCAATGGGTTATAAACCAAAAAATAGAGTAGCAGCTGTTGTTAAATTGGATGTATTTCAAGTAATACCATCAATAGAAGATGAAGATGGTATATTAGTCCCAGATTGGAATTATGCAGTTGCTATAGAGGAAGGAATGATAGTTGCTTCCGATGTAAATGCAACAACAGTTAGATTCCGAACTGTTGATTATCTTGATTTTAGATATAGTAGTAGTTTAGATCCAACAGAAATAACACCATTTGAAGTTAATGACGTTAATGGAACTGTAGATTTTTGGTTGTTAAAAAAATCTGTAAATGCAATATCAGGTGTTGTTGCATCAAAAAGATTTACATTTTCAAGTCCACAACCATATACCAAAGTAGTGATAAATGAGCCAAATTTAATAGAAATATTGGATGGAACTGATACCGATGGAAATATATGGTATCATGTCCCATATTTGGCACAAGATACTATTTTTGAACCTGTACCAAATATACCAAGAAACGATAAGTTTTTAAGTAAAGATAGAGACCAAGCACCATATTTACTTAAATTAAGAAAAGTACCAAGACGATTTACGTCAAGACAAACTGCTGAAGGTGCTTTTGAGATACAGTTTGGTTCAGGTGTCAGTAACTTAGATGATGAAATACTTATACCAAATCCAGATTTAATAAGTGGTGGTCTAAATAATATAGGCAATAATTTATCAAACGATATTAACCCCGCTAATTTTTTATACACAAAAACTTATGGACTGGCACCTAGTAATACAACAATAACAATACGATATACCGTAGGTGGTGGACCACAAGATAATGTTGGAGCGGATACAGTAACTCGTGTAATCACAAAATCACTATTAATAGATGAAACTGGATTAGACTCAACATTATATTCTCAGGTTGTCAATAGTATAGCTGTAACTAATCCATCTCCATCAACTGGCGGTAAAATTGGGGATGAGTTAGAGGAAATACGTCAAAATGCATTAGCACATTTTGCTTCTCAAAATAGAGCAGTTACAAAAGAGGACTACATACTTAGGGCTTACACTCTTCCAGCAAGATATGGTTCAATTTCTAAAGCTTATGTTACAAAAGATGATGATATAAGATATAATACGAATGGTAATGGTGACGTTATGCCAAACCAATTAGGTATTAGTTTTTACATTTTAGGTTATAATGGTAATCAAAATTTGATTCCCGTTAGTGATACAACGAAGGAAAACTTAAAAACATACTTAGATCAGTTCAGAATAATGACAGATGGTATATCCATAAAAGATGGATATATTATAAACATTGGAATTGAGTTTGAAATAGTAACATTACCAAATCAAAACGGCAATCAAGTTGTTCTGAGATGTATAAACAAACTTAAAGAATATTTTGATATTAAAAAATGGCAAATAAACCAACCTATAGTTTTGAGTAATGTCTATACGGAATTAGATAGGGTAGAAGGTGTACAGACTGTTGTAAATGTTAGAGTAATAAATAAACATGATGAATCTTTGGGATATTCAAAACACGTATATGATATTCAAACAGCAACTAAAGACGGAATAATATTCCCATCATTAGATCCATCAATTTTTGAAATAAAATTTCCCGATAATGATATAATTGGAAAATCGAGGTCATTCTAATGATTTATACAATGTATGCTAATAGAGATGCAACCATCTATGAAAAAACAGAAACAATGAATACTGGTATAGATGCAGTATTAGAGTTGTCACATGAATCAGCTGGATTAAATTCCCCAATATACAATAGTAGATTGCTCATAGAATTTGATTTCAAAAAATTAAAAGAATATTTGGATTCTGGAAAAATACCATATAATTCAACAAAATATTATTTGGAATTAAAAACTGTGGATGTTCAAGATATACCACAAGAATATGAGATATATGCTTATCCTGTTAGCGAATCATGGACAAATGGGACTGGACATAAGGCAAACAGAAGGACAACAACGGATGGTGTATCGTGGAAATACAGATCATCAAAGCAAATCGGATTACAATGGAATGTTACACAAAGTTTGAATCCCGATGTGATAGGGGAATATGATTCAAAGTATGGTGGTGGCACATGGTGGAACACACAAAATCTCGTAGCTATAGTAATACGATATATGTTCCAAAACTACATGTTGTTTGGGATGATTCCAACTTCGATACGGGTAGTTTAAGTGTAGTTAATTTGGATAATATGAATTTAAACGTTAAATTAAAGAAGTATTATTCAATAAATGAAAAGGCTAAAATAAGAATATATGCAAACACACGTTATCCATTAAAAACATATACAACAGAATCATACTACACGGTTAATTACTACCTTCCAGAAACATCTTACTATGAAATAAGAGATGCTCACACAGATGAGATATATGTGCCATTTTCAAAAGAAGGCACTAAGATAAGTTGTGATGGTAATAGTAGTTACTTTAATATTTGGATGAATTCTTTTCAACCTGAGAGATTTTATAGAGTGGTTGTTAAAGTAGAATCTGATAATGGTGACAACGTACAAATATTTGATAACAACCACTACTTTAAGGTTACACGATGAATGATAAATTAGGACGTAATAAGTTAGGTAGAGTTGTAATAAATAAAACCGAAACAGTAACAGGTAATGTAAAGTTACCAGTCTTCGATGAACGTTATACTATGGATGATTTTTCATATGTTGTTGATATTGGATTCAAAGATTTACCATCAGCCACAGCCGCTGAGGATTATGTATTGAGAGCATATGCTAATTCATTAGATGCTACAAGAACAGAAAATGATGTATCCGAAGAAGAGGTAGCAAGTATAACTGCAAACTCATTTTTTAGTAGTTTGAATAATCTAATAAATCAAAATCAAAATTCATTAGCAGGATTGCGTTCTCAAATACAAAGATTAACAGAAGAAAATGAATTCTACGATTCAGCTGGAAGAGAACGTGATGCACAGATAGATGAACAATTTATTGAAATGGAATTGAAAGACTCCTTAATAGCACAAAAAGATGCAGAAATACAACAATTAAGACAATCATTGCAATCTTTGGCAACAGCAACAACTTCTAGTATGAGACAATTAGAAGAATTAACAAGACAACAAACCGCTCAATTAGTGAACACTATGAATATAATAACAAATAATACTGGAAGCAATATCTGATGAGTTTTTTGTATCAAAATATAAATGATATACTCGCATCTACGGGTGGAATACGTGGTTCTCGTTATTCTATAAATAAATCACGTAGAGTTATAGTACCGTTACTCTATACTTTCGATGATCCAATAAATTTAGTAGAAAAGGATTCATTAGAACTTCACATGTATTATAGAAATACAGCTTACATAGGTTCTCTGTATGATATTAAAACATGGAATGTTGATAATCTTAATGATCCATCCGAAATATACTTAGATGTAATTAACGATATAAAACCTTTTAATTTACCCATTGGATCTTATAGATTTGCTTATAATTTCTTGAGAAATTTGGTATCGTCAAGAACAGCGGATACTAAATTATTCATAGCAGAAATATCTAGAAATAGACAAGAATTGGTTTTGTCTTTAACTAATCCAAATGACAGCTTACAACAAACCAACTTAGCAGAATTTGTATTGGACTATATGAGACCAAAAAAATATCTGCCAAGTACTGTATTGAATTTTGGTCAAAATAGATTAATAGACATAATAAACGTAACATCTGATGGTAGTTTAAATTATTTTTACGTTAAATTATTTACTCGATTACCTGATTATTTAGACCTAAGATCGGAATGTTGGGTACAATCACAAATACTAAAACCATACATTGACCAACTTGAATTGGTTGATGTACCGTTAGACATGGGTGAAAATCCAAATAAACTTAGGGGTCCTAATTATAGAGTTGAAAGTACTTACAATATAACATCCGATACAGAACTAAAATCTTGGAATGAACTACTATCCGAAAATGTAAACACCTCACAGGAAATTCTAAATAAATACATATATGGTGATAATGCTTCAGTAAGATTGAACATAGACTATACAGCGTTCCAAAACTTTGTATTTTATTCTTCAGCTAAAGAACGAGTAGAAAACTTTTTCTATAAAATGCAATTGTTGGAAAAATATAAAGAACAATTGGATAGTTTAGCTGGAATAATAGGTTCTGCTCAAGAATTAGAAACCAATGTTATAACCATAACAAATTTACGTGATAAGTTATTAGGTGGTTTTGATGATTGGGAAAAGTGGTTATATTACGAAGAATATACAGACATTGAAACTTTCATAAATCCATACCCAAAGACATCAGTATTTGATTTAGCAGATTTTACATCAAAGGCTGGTAAATTTAGGTTAGCTAAAACAACAGATGCTATTACGATTGAATGGTATAACAAACTATCAACTTTAGCTGAAGATTATGATAGAAACAATAGAAGTTCGTTGTATGCTGTATTACCTGAGCACGTAAAATCTGATGCTCAAAACGAGCAATTTCAAACTTTTGTAAATATGATTGGACATCATTTTGATGTAATTTATACATACATAAATCATATTTTAAAGAAAAATATACGGGATGAAAACCCCAAAAATGAAATGTCACAAGATTTAGTTCAAGCTGTCACAAATAATTTTGGTTGGAAATTATCAAGTAATATACAAGATAAAGATTTGTGGTCATACGCTTTGGGGGTAACTTCTGAATATGATCCTTCTTTTAATATCTTAGGTCAAAAATACAATAAGACAGAGGAAGAAAGAACCAAAGAAGTTTGGCGTAGAATATTAAATAATCTACCATATATTCAAAAAACAAAAGGAACTTCTCGTGGTATAAAGGCTCTTTTGGCAGCATATGGCATACCACAAACATTAATATCCATAAGAGAATATGGTGGTGCATACAATCCTAATTCTTTGGAATTAGGCAAAAACGTTTATGAAAAGGCAACATATTATCTAAACTTTTTAGGATATACCGATTTAACTGCTACTCAATTCATAGAAACTCCTTGGGAAAAAGTTAAATACAATGAATCATGGGTTTATCCCGACACACTAACATTCAGATTTAAAATGAATCCAGAAAAACTATACAGTTATGCTGGATACGAAAATCAAACATTACTACAAAAAGAATCCGATTCAAACGTAGATTGGTTTGTAACTGTAAATAAAAATGGAACTGATGTTGGAAAAGGGAGTTTAACATTTTATTTGGGTGATGGCACAACGTATAAATCAGCCTCAATATACGATGAATACTTTTATGATGATGTTCCTATAAATTTAATGATAAGAAGAAGTTCTACAAATGATAATATATCATTAAATCAACAATATGACTTCATAGTAAAGACTGAAAAATATGGAAAATTATCCGTAGAAAGAAGTGCAAGTATATTCATAAGTGGTTCATCGGAATCAAACTATAATCAGTCATGGTCATCTGATGGTAAATTATACATAGGAAATGGTTCAAACGTAGAAACAAGTAATAATTTATTTGGATCTGTATTTGAATTGCGATATTGGAGTAATCAATTAAGTGAAGAATCATTTAACAACCATGTTTTAGCTGCAAGAGCTTATAATGGTAATACACCAACGTCTTCATTCTATGACTTACAAGCACAATGGAAATTTTGGCAGCCTATAGATTTACAGAAAA